GCCGACCTGCTGAGGGCGCAATAATGCCAGAGATTAAATTATTTGGCTTAGGTCAACGGAGTAAATCGCCTAACCTGACAGCACAGCACAGGCTCAATTTATACCTTGAGACACAGCTTGACGCTGACAAGGCCAGTATTGCCGCATACGGTACGCCAGGGTTAAACCTGTTCAGCTCGCCAAGTGGGCAAATTACACGCGGCTTACACTGGATGGAAACCGTTAATCTGCTATTCGTGGTGCAACGTGGCAACCTGTACAGTGTTAATCAGTCAGGCTTTGTAACGACTATCGGCAATCTGTCACTGACTCCCGTGTTAGATATTGCTGGTCATGTGTCAATGGCTAATAACGGCACAGAGCTTTGCATTGTGTCCGGTGTGTCGGCGTACATCTACAACACATCTACTGGCGCATGGGCTGACATAAAGAATAATGTCAACCTGCTGACTAATGCAGCGGCAGGTTTAACAGACCCTATCCCCTACAATGCTGATACAGTTACTTTTCTCGATGGTCGTTTCATCGTCAACAGACCGGCAACAGGTCAGTTTTTTATATCAGCACTGTACGATGGTACAAGCTGGAACGCGTTAGACTTTGCGACTGCTGAAAGCAATCCAGACAATCTACAGGCTGTTGTAGCCGATAAGGGCAATCTTGTACTATTCGGCACATCATCAACTGAAATTTGGGGCAATAGTGGCGAGCTGTTGTTTCCTTTTGCTCGGGTGAACGGTGCGCCTAGTGCGGGCGGTTTAGCGGCTAGATGGTCACTAGCAACCTGCAAGGGGTTACAGACTGGACTATTTAGAAATAGACAGGGGGCTTTAGCGGTTGCACAGTTAGACGGTTACACACTTAACCCAATCAGCACGCCGGATATAGATTATCTATTCAATAACTACACATCACCCACTGATGCGGTGGGATTTGGTTATACGCTTAACGGCAGATCGTTCTATCAAATAACATTCCAAGCAGAGGATAAAAGCTGGCTTTATGACTTCCAAAGTGGGGCATGGTCACAGTTAAAAAGCTGGGGCATAGCACGACATAGGGGCGATTTATGCGCGGCGTTTGATACATTGCTAATCGTATCAGACTACCAATCTGGCCAGCTCTATACGCTCGATGCGGATGCTTTAACCGATAACGGTGAGCCTATTGAGCGTGAGCTGACTAGCGGTCACGTATTCATGCCATCACGCAACAAGATGACCATACGCCGATTACGGGTGGATATGGAAGGCGGTACGGGCATAATCTCAGGTCAAGGCAGTAACCCGCAAATCATGCTTAAAGTGTCGCGTGATGGTGGGCATACATGGGGTGGCGAGTTGTGGACTACGTTCGGAAAGATAGGCGAGTTTATGAGTCGGGCAGAGTGGCGTAGGCTAGGTGTGGCGCGAGATTGGGTGTTTAATCTACGCACGACCGACCCTGTGAAAGTTGTTATAATTAACGCAGTTATAGAAGCAACTGAGCTAGAGAAATGACAAGCCTGATAACCAGCAAAATAGCACAAAAACAATACGCATTTAAACTGGCTGAAAAGCGTTTTGATGGGGTTATAAGCCCAGAGATTGAGCAGCAAGCAATTGCAGCTTTTCCCGATGCTGGTTTTAAAGAAAAGTATCAAGACTACTTAAATTTAAGTGTTGACAACTTTTCTAGTTTAGTGATTGAGCCAATGTTATGAAGATACCCAATCCACCAACACGCGAGCCAATAGCACAATCTGACGGTGGTTTGCGTTTACAGTGGGTGATGTTCTTCTCTCAGTTGTTTGATTATTTTTCATCCATCCCGCGCAGCAATGAGGCTTTGCCAAACTTTGTAAATGATGCGGCAGCGGCAGCGGGTGGCGTACCTATCAACGGGTACTATCGTAATGGCTCGATTGTTATGCAAAGGATTGTCTAATGGGTGCAATGTTATAACATATGACAGAATTTAGCTTTCCAGCGTTAATCGAGTCAACAGGGCTTAAAATTGACGACTTGACCAATAGACAAAAGGTCGAGGTTATAGAGTACGCACTAGCTAAAGCCTATACAAACATAGCCAAAGAATTGCCGGTTACAGATACTGTCTGTAATGGGATTTACTACAGAGAATTGTTTATCCCTGCGGGCGTTGCGCTAACAGGTAAAGTGCATCGGGAAAAGCATCTTTGCATGTTGTTATCCGGTGATATATCAGTATTAACTGATGAGGGCATGAAGCGGATTCAAGCCCCATGTACATTCGTAAGCGAGCCAGAAATGAAGCGGGCCGGTTATGCTCACACTGACTGCATATTTGCAACAGTACACCATACGGAATTATCAGACATTCCGCAGATTGAACAGGCTCTATTTTATGACTCTGATTTGAGCTGGATAGAGGACGCATTAAAATTGTCGGGAGATAAAGAATGTCAGTTGCAGGCGTAGCAGCGGGGGTAGGGGCAGCGGCAGCGGCAGCAAGTGCCGGTATGCAGATGTCAAAAGGTAGCGGCGGAAGTGGTGGCGCAAGTAGTGCAAGTAGTGCAGGATCAGCAGAAGCTATGCAGGCACTGGTACAGAGCGCACAACAGGCCCGACGTGATTTACAGCCTTATGCTGATGTGGGTGGCAGCGCACTTAAACAACTAGCATGGTCTATGGGTTTAGATCAGCCAGGATCACCAAAACCGGCAACGCCTAAAACATGGCAACCTGGTCAATCTAATGACCCTGTTTGGGAAAAGCTTCTATCACAGTTTAACCAAGCTCTAACAGCGCGGTCTGGAAAGCCAATGGATCGCTCATGGGATTCAGATGAGACAGCAAAATCAATCTATAACAACCTAGCCCAACAATACCAAGCTATCAAAGCCAAAGAGGCTAAAACGCCTTATGCTGGACAGGGCGATAAAGGTTGGCTGATGGAGCAGTTTGGGGATGAGCAGTATAAAAACGATCCAGGCTATACGCCGTTTGTTAATACGCTGGAAGATTTGCAGCAAACTCCAGGCTATCAGTTCAGACTTCAACAGGGCTTAGACAGCACAAACAACAGCGCAGCGGCTAGGGGTTCCTTGCTGTCTGGTGGGCAGTTAAAGAGCTTGAATAATTACGCTTCGGGCTTTGCATCTACTGAATATCAGAATGCATGGGATAGAGCGCAACAGGCGTATCAAAACGCATTCTCCCGTGATACGCAGAACAAAAACAACACATTCAGCAAGCTGCAATCAATGACTAACAACGGACAGTCAGCAGCTACACAGCAAGGTAATTACTCAATGGATGTTGGCAAGTCTGTAGCCGGCGTGTCTAGTCAGAACGCAGCTAATCAAGCAAGTTTGGCACTGTACAACGGACAAAACCAGCAAGCGGCACTAAATCAGGGTGTTAATGCCGTGACTGGGCTATTGTCAAACCCAAGCGTACAGAATGGCATTAGTGGCTTATTTGGTGGTGGCAGCGGAACAGTCAACACGGCAGGGCTTAATAATCAGATTTCAAACTATTTAGGCTGGAGAGGGTAATGGCTTCAATACAATTTCCAAGCGTTCAACACGTACCGTTAAAAAGCTTTGCTGATGCTTCGGCAGAATGGGAGCAGGTGGATGCTCTTAGGGCAAATAAGCAGCTCCGTGAAATGCAAATGCAACGAATGCAGCAAGAGCAAGGCAGAGCCGATCAGTTAAGGGGCTTGTATGCTAACGGTCAAAGGCCAACAGCGGAGCAGCTTTATAGCGTAGACCCTGAAATGGGTATGCAATACGAAAAACAGCAAGCTGATAACCAGGCTGCACAATCTAATGCATTGCTCAAGCAATTGCCGATACTGAAAGACATTGCTACACAGGTCAGAAACAAGGCACAGGGATTAAACCCTAACGATCCAAGCTTTCAGCAGCAATTAGACGCCATTGCGGGGCCATACAGACCCTATATAGCACAGCTAACGGGCAAGCCTGATGACGGTGGGCCGACTGACTGGAATGCTATTAATGCACTAGCGGATTTTCAGCCGCAAGCGTCAGTAGAATATCATCCACCTTTAAGGGGTGTTGATGGTGTTAGACAGTTTAACAATGGCAAGTGGGAGCTAATCAAGGATGAGTCAGGCAATCCGGTTATTGCCGCACCAGACAGTCCATACTTGCAAGGTGACATTGCTTTCCAAAAATCACGCAACACAATTGACAAGGTTACAGGAGCAGACCAGCGCGAAACCTTTATGACAAAAGGCAAAGCGGCTGGTTATGGCGACAATCAAAAGCGCAGAGCATCCGACAACGTACCGCAGATGGGCGTGGAAGATGCAAACCTTTTGATGATGCAGGCCAGAGAAGATAACCCGGACGTAACCGGCAGAGACAAAGCGCGGGCTGTTCTGGAATCCTTAGCGGCTCAGTCTGGTGGTGGTGTGCCTTATGATGAACCAATCAAGGGGCCAACTCCGGCAGAGGTTGAAAGCTCAAAAGACATGGCTAAAAATGATGCTGATAGGGCCAAGAAAAAACAGGAGCGTTTATCTGCTGTTGGTAATTTGTATAGCCTACTATCCAAAAAAGTAGACGATGAAGAAATCGAAGATATTATTCGCAAATCAACCGGAAGCGGAATTGGAGCAAAAGCCGATAATTTAGCCGAAGAATTTGGTATGACTACAAGCGGCGCGATTAACATATCCAAGCTTGGGCCAGTTCAGGAATGGGCAACTTCATTAGTACCAAGAATGGAAGGGCCGCAGTCTAACTTTGACGTAGATCGTTATAAAGCTATGGCTGGCGATATTGCCAATCCTAAAATCACGGTCGAAAAAAGGCTACAGGCATTTAAGACGCTAAAAGGAATGCTGAAAGAGTTTCTTGATTCTGGCGGTGAGGCACAGCAAATTGACCAGAATAACAGCAAGCCAGCAGGGGAAATGCCAACTTTTACTTCTCCTAATGATGTAAGAGGGGCTTTAAAGGCTGGACTTATTAACAAGGAACAAGCTCGCAGGGTTTTAGTCGATCAATTCAATTTTGAGGATGAATAATGAAAGCCAGTGAGTTTTTAGACGACGAAAAACCCAAGAAAAGAAAAGCCAGTGAGTTTTTGGCGGATGATACGTCAACTCAAAAAGCCAATGCTGCTGACGATATGAAATGGAGCGAGCAACTAGCGGCAGGTGTTGGCAAGGCTATTTATGATACAGGGCGAGGGCTTGGTCAGTTAGGGCGTTACGCATTGCCTGAATCAGTATCTGACAAGATAGGACTTCCAACGCAAGCAGATATAGATGAATCAAGAAGGCTTGATGCTGACTTAATGAATACAGGATTTGGCTTTGCCGGTAATGTTGCAGGGAATATTGCAACAACATTGTTACCCGGTGCCGCTTTAAAGTATGCCGGTACTGTTGGCAATATGGGTAAAGTTGCGTCATTAGGCGATATGCTGATGACTCCCAACACAATCAGAAAAGGCGCGGCAGTTGGCGCTACTCTTGGCAGCTTACAGCCTGTTGCAAGCGATGAAAGCAGAGTTCAAAACATCGGTGCGGGTTTGGTTGGTGGTGGTATAGGTGCGGCAGTTCCTAAACTATTAGGCAGAACATTAGCACCAGAAACACGCAAAGAAGCGGCTAATTTGCTTAGTGAAGGCATTACGCCAACTCCAGGACAAATACTTGGTGGAGCATGGCAACGCATGGAGGATGGTGCAACATCAGTGCCTTTTGTTGGTGACGCAATCAAAAGCGCGCAACGCAGGGCTATAGATGATTTTAATGTTGCGGCATACAACAAAGCATTAGCGCCTATAGGTGGGGCTTTCGACAATAGCGCCAATGTGGGTCATGAGGGTGTTGAGCAGGTTTATAGTAAGTTATCGCAAGCATATGATGATTTATTGCCTCAACTTAATATTGCTAAAGACGCTACATTTGACCAAGAATTGACATCGTTGCAAGGATTAGCGCAAAACATGGCACCAGACAAGGCGGCGCAGTTTAATAAAATCCTTGATTCTGCCTTACTTAGACGATTCTCGCCTAATGGCGGCATGTTAGGCGAAACCATGAAAGAGGCTGATACAGTATTGGGCGACAAGATACGCAGATACAGCAAAAGCACGGTTCCAGACGATCAAGACATGGCAGACGCATTGAAGGAAGCGCAAGCTACCATGAGGCGATTAGTTGAACGCAGCAATCCAGACAAGGCGGCAGAATTAAGCGCAATTAATAAGGGCTATGCAAACTTAATGCGTATTGAGAATGCAGCATCAAGAATAGGTGCGCATGATGGCGTTTTTAGTCCTGCTCAACTGAAAAGCGCATCAAGGCAGATGGATACGAGCGTCAGAAAGCGTTCAACTGCACAGGGTAAAAGCCTGTTACAAAGCTTTGCAGAAGACGGTCAAAACGTACTAGGGCAAAAAGTACCTGATTCTGGAACAGCTTTCAGACTGCAAAACATGCTCCCGCTAGGTGCGTCATATATGCTTAGTCCAGATTTGGCGATTGGCGCGCTTGGTGCTGTTGGTGCTTATTCAAAGCCAGGACAAAAAACGCTTGCAGCTTTATTAACAAAAAGACCTAATGCAGTTAGGGCTATAGGCAACCAAACAAAGTCACTAATGCCGGTTGGAGCTAGACTTGGCGCACCTTCATTAATCGACTTTTTTCAACAGGATTGATTTTATTCGGCTATTTGGTAGCTTTTTAACCAGCAAAACAATTATTTTTAATGCGTAAATAATCCCAATTAAAACAGCGCCACGCAATGACAGCGCCAGGATAAATGAGAGGTTTTCCATTGAAATGTGCATGATGATATAATGTATCAAATCCAACGCCGGGAGGCGTAATAGATGCCAAGTGTAAAATTAAGCCCAATCTTTAATGATGGGCAGTTAGCAAGCTCAACAGGTCAACCGCTATCGGGTGGTAAAATCTACTGGTATATAGCCGGTACGACTACGCCTGTGGCTGTGTATTCTGAGCAGACAGGTTCAACACCCCAAACAAACCCGGTTGTATTAAACGCCAGGGGCGAGCCGACGCTACCAATTTGGTTAGCGACTGGCCAGAACTATAAAGCAGTTTTAACCGACTCGCTAGATAATATTATCAGGACGGTTGATTACATTGCTGGCATTAATGACACAGCAACGCCAGTAATCTCTGAATGGGTGTTATACGGTGGTTCAGCATCTTTTATCAACTCAACTCAGTTCAGCGTCACAGGCGATTTAACCGCAGTCTTTACGCCTAACAGGCGTATCAAAGCCACGGTGAGTGGTGGTGATTGTTACGCGACTATTAACACGTCTATCTTTGGTGCTGGCATTACTACTGTTACGGTGGTCAATGACTCTGTTGTTTTGGACAGTGGTTTAAATACCGTTTACTACGGATTTTTAGACCCTACCTATCCAAGTTTTGACAGCTCAGGCATTAACGCAGCAACCAAAACAGCCTTTCAAGTTCAGACCTTCACAGCCTTTACCACCGGCGGTTCTAGTGGTTCTTACACGCTCACCCCAGTGCCAGCAGTTGCAACACTGATTGCCGGGCATAGGTTTAGAGTCAAATTCCATGCTACGGGCGGGCTGACTAATAATCTTAATGTATCTGGTTTGGGCAATATTGCAGTTAAGCAATATAGCGGTGCATACAAAGTAGCTGCTGAAATCATCATAAACCGTTTGCATGACGTTGAATATGACGGTACAGATTTCGTTATTTTAAATCCTGTTGATACTGAAAAGCCGGGAATTATTAAAGACTTTGGTGGCGCAACAGCTCCATTCGGGTATATAGCTTGTCCAGTAGTACAGACTGACGTATTAAGAACGGATTTTCCGGGCTTGTTTGATGCTATCGGTACACGATGGAACGGTGGCGGCACACCAGGCACGCATTTCGGCTTGCCTTGGTTTCCAGGTGATTACACACGATTACAAGCGGGTGTCGGCATAGTCGGTTCACAGACAGCGGGTGAAGTTATCGCGCATGACCATGACTATGTAAGACTGCTAGGGGTTGGTGCGTTCTTAAATGCTGGCTTTAATTATACCGGATCAAATGCAACAACTACTTCAACAGGCGGTGCATTCAATAAAGCTGCTGGTCATCGTGTCTTATTTTGCGTGAAATACTAATGAAAATATTCTACCTATACGATGAATCGGGCGTTTATCTTGGCGACTATGTGGCTCAAATTAACCCGGTTAACCCTCTGGAATACATAGCACCAACGCTATCAACCGACATTAAACCAGTGCCAACAGAAAAAACATGGCCTGTGTGGGTGGGTGATAAGTGGACTTATGCGCCCGATTATCGCGGTACGATTTGGAACACAAGCACAGGTGAACCGTTAGAGCACAAAGAGATTGGGCTATTACCGGAAGGTCACACAGACAAGCCAAAGCCAGAGGGTTCTTATAAGTGGCAATCTGATAAATGGGTTTACGATATTGAACAGGCTCGACTGATTAAAAAGTCAGAGATTAAAGCCTTGTTTGACGCTGCCATCAATCAACCTGTTACCAGTTCGGTATTAGGTGCAGTCCATACCTATACGGCTAATCAAGAGGGCCGATCGTTTATTAATAATCTAGTCACTCTCGGTGCGGGCGGAAAGCTCACATGTACCGATTCTGCGGGTGTAACGAGTCGAAAACAGCATACACACGCGCAGCTTTTGAGCTTGGGCGGCGATATTCGCATAGCAATAGAAAAACACTTCGATAGGCTTGAGTTGCTCACCAATGCAATAAATGCCGCAAATCAATCACAATTAAATTCAATCGCATGGTGAACGCATGAGCATTAATATTCAAGTATCAGACCAATACCAAGGGGTTATCGAACCTGCTGGCAATCCGCAAAATGACGGGATTTTATTGCCTGGTGAAAGTTCTGGCGTTTCTAATAGTGAGGTATTAATCCCGTTTGGTGACTCTTTAACGGCTACTTTTTGGCGGCAAGCTACTGTCAATGCCCCAATAACAATGTCTGGTGGCATAGCAACTATGCAGGTCAACGTCAATCCGGCTGTACCCATTGGTAGTAGATTTAGATTGATACTGTGTAATTTCGCAGGCTATAACGGTGTTCATACAGTTGTTGCTACTCCTGCAATCAATCAGGTTTCATTTGTCGCACCAGCAGGCGCACCAATATCTGAGACAAATACCGTACAGACTGCATATTTTGAACACGATCAAAACTTTGCAGCAAACTATGTCCACTATCTAAAAATATTCAGCAAGCAAAGGTTCTCAACGCCTTGGAATGGTGGTGTTGGTGCTGATGATGCTGGTGAGGCGCTGCTTAGAGTTGATGCTGATCTCATCAACCAAAAACCAGGCAGAGCTTTAATTCTGCTGGGCACCAATAATGCTTTAATGACATCGCCAGACTTAAATCAATATATTGCTGATATGGACGCAATATTCACCAAGTGCCTAAATGCTGGCATTGCTGTTGATGCCTGCACAATACCACCGTTTGGCACGGGTAATGCTGATGTAAGTAACACAACAAAAGTCGGCTTCATAATGTCCGCTAATAAGTGGCTACGTGATTATGTACGAGTCACCCCAGGTATGCGTCTACATGATGTGTATCAATGGGTGACTGACCCGGCTCAAGCAAACGGGCAAGCACGGGCTAATTATTTAGCAGCTGATGGGATACATTTCATAGAAAATGGTGCTTATGTTGTTGGTAAAAACATGGCGGCAAATTATGCAAGCTGGCTTGGCGATCATCCTGACAAACTTCCAGCATCACAAGCAGATGGCTGGACGTTTAACACAGCCAGCAAAAATAAGTTTGCAAACCATTTAGTGCAAGGGGCTGGACCAATTGCAACCGGATTTTCAACCCTATACACAGGCACAAGCAACACGAAAGTAGATACTACCGTTGCGCGAACTGCACTTAAAGATGGTGATGTTTTTGGGCAGAATCAACGTTCTGCGCTTAATAGCTCAGTGGCTGGCTCTGCTGGTACTTATTTATTTTATCCAACCGATGATGCAGCTATAGCCGCAAGGATGACACCCGGCAAAACATACATTGCACGAGGAAGCGTCACCTTAACAAAAGGTGCTTTAACCAAGTTAACCGCAGAAATATCTATTGGTTTCACAGTTGGCGGCATTGCAAGAACAATCCGCGCTGGATTAGCTGATATTTTCGACGCTAGCGGTACGTTTCACATC